ACCCGCCGCAGCCGCAGCCTTCTTGTCCCCGCCGACCGTGGAGGCGCGCTCCGTGGGGTCGGTTGTGTCGGCCGGGCCGTCGCCGGGGGCGGTGACGGACGGCTTGGTGATGTCGCTGTCGAGGGTCGTGGTCTCCTCGGTCTTCTTGCTCACTGCCATGACTTCTCCTTGTGGGGTATCGGGGTTGGGTCAGGCGTTGAGGACGCCACGGAGGCGGGCCGCAGCCTTGCCACCGAAGACGCCGAGGCCGCAGTAGAACTCGACGCGGGTGCGGTAGACGGGCTGCGACTGCAGGAGCCCCAGGTCGTCCACCATGACGCCACCGTTGGTCAGGCCCGTGACGCCACCGTCGGTCTCGTCCTGCCCGAACTTGACCGCGTAGACGCTGGAGGCGGTGCCGGTGGCGGTGCCCTGCGTCTCGGTCTGGGCCAGGATGTTCGTGCCAGCGAGGTTGGCGCCCGGGTCGAGGACCGGGATGCCGTTCCACTGCACGACGCGCTTGCCGGTCAGGTCCTCGCGGACCATGTCGACGCCACCGAGGCGGCGACCAGCGGAGCGGATCTTGCCGATGATCGCGGCGTTGGCGTAGATCGCGCCGTTGGTGCCATCCAGACCGGGGACTGCGGCCACGAGGGCGTCGAGGGCGTCGAAGAACGCCTGCGAGTCGGTGCCACCGTTGCCGAGGACCGGGGCGCCGTTGGTGGCCGTGTCGATCACCTGAGAGCCCGTGAGGCGCTTCTTCAGGCCGTCGAACGCCTTGGCGTTGACCGAGACGTCGCCGTTGAAGAAGGTGTCCTGGTACAGGTAGGACGCAGCCTTGACCTTGAGGCGGGTCTGCACGGCGCGCTGGTCGTTCAGGTTGCCGCGGGTCTGCACGATGAAGCGGTCGACGTCGGCGTCGCCACCCATGATGACCAGCGACTCGGTCGACTGGTTCACGGTGCCGGTGGACTCGACGTAAGCCTCGTTCACCGAGCGGAACGCGACGCCCGGAAGGGTGCCCTCGGTGTCGTAGGCGTAGGCGTTGCCCTCGATGTTCATCAGGGGGATGCGGTCAAGGACCGGGGACATCTGCACGAACGTCTCGATGACGCCGCGCTGCAGGTCGTTCTGAGACAGCAAAGCTGCCTGCGCGAGAGTGACAGCCATTGTGGCTGCCTCCTTTCAGGGTCGCCCGACCGCGGCGCGGAGCGGGTCTACTTGTTGTGCGGACTCTGGGCGTATGCGTGCTGCAGACGGCCGAGGCCGGGCTGCACGGCATCGGAAGCGGAAGAGCTTCCCGTCCCGATGCCTACCCGCCCAGGGGATGGCACCGGAGTCTTGGCTGCGAGGTGCGGCTTGTCCGCGAGCAGCTTGTCGACGGCGGCGGTGATGGCCGCCGTGTCGAGCGCGCCGTCCTTGATGAACTCGGAGGCGCGGTCCTTGAGGTGGAGGGTGGCGTCGGTCGTGTCGGTGAACTTGCCCGACGCTGCGAGCTCGATGCGGTCCATGACGCGCTCGGACATGACCTCGGCGCGGGCTGCCTGCGCGGCCTCCTCGCGGGCCGTAGCGATGGCCTGCTCACCCTCGCGCTTGGCCCTGTCGGCGTCGGACTCGCCGGCCTGTCGCAGGCGGGCTAGTTCGGCCTCTGCGGCTTGGCGCTTGTCGCGCTCGGTGGCGAGGTCCGCGAGGATCGCGGCCTTGCCACCCTTGCCGTCGTCCTCGGGAGACGCGGGCGCGGGCGCCGGCTCGGGGGCCGGTGCGGGGGGCGCAGGCGCAGGAGGTGCGCCACCGCCGCCGTCGCCGTCGGCGTTGAAGAGCAGGCCGGGCTGGCTGGCCATGTGGAACTTGCGGTACTTCGTGATGCCCTTGGGCATGATTCCTCCATCGCGGAGTGTTCCCGTTGGCCTCACGCCTTCGGGCGGTTCGTGGGGCTACAGCAGGTAGCCGTTCGCGCGTAGCCGTTGCACGGCTTCCTCGCGGGTCGCGGACACCTTGTAGATGCCCTCGGGGGTGAGCCGACGCTGGCCGCGGCGCGCGGCCTCGAGCGTGGTCATGCCGTCATTGGACCGTCGCCCAGCCCTGTGGGAGTTGACGACCCGATTGAAGTCTGCTCCGTCGGCGATGGCTTTCCTCTGCTCCTGCGTCAGATCCTTGACGTCGTCCGAGCCGATGACCATGCCGGGCGGATTGTCGCCCACGAGGTGGGTGGGGATCATCGTGCAGTCGCAGCGAGGGTGGCGCTTGAAGCCCTGCGAGTGCGAGTACACCCTGCCGGCGAGGACTGCGCAGCGTTGGCAGCATGGCGGGTTCACCATGCGCGCCCAGCCGGTCTGTTCCCGCACCGCCACTCCCACGCCGATAGCCAACCGGGAGGCGTCGGCCACTTGGGTGTGCACGGCCATGTCAAGCCACCGACTGCCTCGAGCGAGCCGTTCTGCCAGGGAGTCGACCTGTGCGGTCCTCGCCTCGACTACGGCTCCATATAGGAGCGAATCGAGGGCGCGACCATCGGAGGATATGCCGGAGAACGCGCGGGGGTTGACCTCTCCATCGGGGGCTACGCTGATCCGCTGCTCCGCGAGGACTGCCGGGACGTATGCGTTGGCGTCGCGGGCGGCGCCGAGCTGTGCAGATGCCGTTAGCAGTGCGATGCGCGGGCCAATGGCGTTCCACGAGGCGTCAAGATTGTCGCCCATGCGCCGCCACTCGCGGCGAGTCAGGCCGAGTGTTGCGACGATCCGGCGTTGCTGTGCCTGGTAGAGGTCACTGGCCGCTTGGGGTAGCACCCGGAGTCCCGGAATCGGTCAGTGCGCGAGCCGCCGCGATGATCGGGTCGGAGGCCGATTCGCTCGCCCGCAGGTCCATCCAGCGAGTCACCTTCTGCGGGGTGGCGCCGGGGATCATCTCGAATGCCGCCTCGCGGGGGAACTCGACCGCGACGAGCTTGGTGATGGCATCCACCGTCTGAGCGAAGGACCGCGCCTCGCCGTCGCCCCAGATGACTTCGGAGGCCAGGTCGGGGGCGTTCTCGCCGCGGGCCTTGTTCGCCAGCCGCATCAGCTGCTCGTGCGACTCGCCCACGGACGTCTGGAGGTCGGAGACCAGGGACGACAGGGTCGACTCGGCGCCGGCCAGCGCGTCGCCTGACAGGTTCGCCATGCGCGACAGGAGGTACTGCGGCGGGATCTGGCCGATGGCGAAGAACTGGGTCAGGAACTCACCCAGGACCTCGATGTAGTTCTTCAGGTTCGACTCGGGCAGGTCGAAGACCTTCGTGTCGATGCCGGGGAACACCAGCGCCCGGTCCACGCCGACGCGCCCGGGGGAGTTGAGCACCGGAACGGGCTGCCCCTGCGCGTCAAGCCTGAGCGAGCCGTCGGCGTTCTTGACCCAGACGGGCTTGCCCTTGTCGTCACGGACGACCGGGTCGTAGCCGGTGAACACGCGCTGCCGGAACGCCGAGAACTGCATGGCCAGGAGCGTGTTGAAGCGGATCGTGTTGATGGCGTCCTGGCCCTGCATCAGCGGGGCCAGTGCGGAGTGCGGCTTGCCGTCGGCGTCGAGCCTGTGATCGTAGGCCACGAACGGACCCTCGCCGAGCGGGGACTCGCCGCCGTCGACGGCCAGCCAGTCGCCGGAGAACAGGTTGCCGCCACGCTCGAACCGGACCCACTGACCATCGTTGCCGTGGACGACGACGACGGAGCGCATGGAGGGCGCGGCGAACACGCCACGCGAGCCGAGACGGGCGTCCTTGACGGTCCACCGCTTCATCTGGAACAGCGACGAGAACGGGTCCTCGGGGTCCGCCTCGATGTGGACGCGGCGCCCGTTCTCGGGGCGAATCAACGGCTGCGACGGGTTGGCCTGGTTCGGCCACACGGAGGCGATGCCGCGCCCGTGCACCATCATCTGCGAGTAGATGATGCGCTGGCGGGCGTCCATCCGGTTCGCCTGCCACACGTTCTGCCACGTTGACTCGTCCGCGGCCTTGTCACGGCCGGTGCGGAACCCGTCAACGCGGAGCCGCTGGATCGGAGCGTCCATCGCCAGCCCGAGCCAGTTGGCCAGGGCCATCTCTCGCAGCTCCATGTACTCCGCGTTCACACCCTCGGGCGCATACGGGAGGTCCTGGTCGCCGCGGTAGTAGTCCTCGCGCCGCTTCCAGTCCTTGTCGCCATCGTTGAGAGCGGACAGGCCGATCTCGAGGTAGTCCCGTGCTTGGCGCTCGTCCACGGAACCCCCTCTCTTAGTTGAAGCCATACATGGCGGTTGAGACCCCGGCGAGCGCCCGGCCGTCAGGCCAGCCGGCGGCGCGGACGTCGGAGGCGGCCTCGTGCGCGAGCACGTCGGCCATCTCGAGGTCGATCTTCTGGTTCTCGGACGGCTTGCCGAGGATGAACTGGTCGCCGGGCTTGGCGACCTTGCGCGCAGCGAGCGCGTGCAGCTTCATTACCTCGTCGTCGTCGTGCGTGGTCAGGCCCTCGGACAGGTCCTCGCGGTAACGGACCAACGCCGGGAACATGCGCCCGATCTTGTTCGTCGGCCACTGCACCACGACGTCCTCGCCGTACTCCGAAGCCCATGCGTCGATCTGCGTCTCCCAGTGGCGGGGGTCGCAGTAGACGCGCGCCACGTCGTAGCGAGACATCAGGGAGTCAAGGGCCGCGGTGACCTCACCTCGGGGGATGCGGCCCTCGGGCCACTCCTCGGGGCGCCAGAATGTCGGGCGG